AGGAGGGACACATCGTACCACGTGAAGGCAAAACTTACATCACAAGTGGCATATGTTGTGTCTGTTTCTTGTTGATTGTATTCAATACTACCCAAAGACACAGGGAAACATTCATACAATTGTATTTCAGCTACAGCGTTATTTTTACTGGATAGTATAGTGACTATGATATCCGTGTAGAGGTCTCTATCATTTCTCTCTACATAGGTATCACTATTGCTCCTTCTAATCGCACTGTTGGCACCTCTATCTTGTCCATCAGGTCTATCTAATTTATTAAATTGGCCTTCCCCACTGAAAGGGAACCCAATGTTCTTTACCCAGTTGTACATCTCCATATAGTTCTGCAACTGTTCATCAACGATGAAAGTCATGTTGAAATCGCCGTATTGGAGTTTGTCTCCAACAAGGGCGATATCAACGAATGGGGTGTATTGGTCCGCCTGTCCTAATGTTACACTAGGGATGTTACATCTCACCACGAACCATTCTACCATGGGGAAAATAGGCATAAAGAGTTTGAATTGATTACTCTGAGAGTAATCCATTACTGTGGGCTGTCTACTGGTAGCCTGGACAGTCCCTATAGTGGTATCGCTATCGCTACCACCGTATTCGCCGCTTCTTAATTCAGCCATTTATGATGTAGTATAGTTTGCGAACTCTAATACACAGGAATATGCAGATGCTGTGCCTTTTACAATAGTCACATCACCTGTTGGACTAGTTGCGTTGTTAGCAATAGCAGGCATACCTGACGACTGTGTCCAACTGCCGTTACCTGATAGTATGGCGGCTACTTTATCACCACCTTTCCAGGTTATTGTAATATCACCACTCGCCATTGTCCACCACATACTTGTGAGCTGTGCTGTGCCATCTTCGGGCATATTGACAGCAGCGTTTGACGCGTCTAGGGTTGTGGTGTCCGCACCTGTACCTTCTATCTTCACAACCAATCTACCTGTTGCTGAGTTTACTAATAGTTGACTTGTACTTGCCATTATCTTTTCTCCAAATGAGTTTATTTTACGGACTATTTATAACATTTAGAACATAAAAAAAGACCCCCGCCGAAACGGGGGCCCTCTAATAAAGTTACCTTTATTATTCTAATAGGTAGTAACTTATCTTACATCAGATTGTTAATCTGGACACGACGGTAGTACACGTTAGCGTTCAGAGCACCAACACCAGCAGTTGTGGCGTCGAGCTGTGCGAACGGGTTAACTTGCATACCATAACGAGTCTTGAAGCCAATCTTCGGCTGGAAGGAACTCTCACCAACAGCACGAACCATCTGCAACGGAACGTATGGGCAATAGAACAGGCCAGCATCATAAGGTGAAGTACCCTTATATCCAACCAAGTAGTACTGCGAAGCAGTCGCACCTGAACCGGTATAAGGTACACCCATATTCGTGTAAGGATCAACATAGACTTTAAAGCGACCATTCAATACACCAGCGAATGTGTTACCTGTGGAGTCAACATTGAGATTATCAGATAGACTTGACTGGTAATCAAGCAGACCAGCCATCGTCAAAGCGGACGCAACATCAGCAGAGCAAAGGATTATGTTGCCTTTACCACGCCGTGTGTCACGAGCGATTGTGTTTGCATCACGTTCAATAGCGAACATCATGCCTTTAAACTTCTCAACAGACCAACGACCGTTGGAGTCTGTGTTCAAGTCAAATATGCCGGCGGATGTAACATTCGCCTGAGCACCAACCTTAGCAGTTGCGTAGATTGTACGAATCACTTCGCGGTTGATTTCAGCAAGAATTTCTGAACTTAGAATGTTAGCAAGTTCAGTTTCTGCATCCAGACCATGAATCGCTTTCAAGTCTTGAGCAAGTTCCATCGTGTATTCAGCTTTCAAAGCACGTGACTTTGCAGTTACGGTTGCTTTTTCAATACTGAATGCCATCTGTGCAAACTGAGTACCTGAGGCAGAGTTGCCTAGGGCTTCAGCAGCGGTTGTTGCCATACCAACACCAGTTGTCCAAACTGACGCTTGCATAGCTTTCATAACATTAGAACCCAACTGAACGGGTGTAGTTGCGCCAGCGAAAGCTGAATCAGCTTCGTTGAACAGCGCTTCTGTTCCTGCCTGTGAGGTGTAACGTGCCTTCATTGCAAAGATGAGGCCTGTAGGACCAGTCATAGGCTGGACGCCACATACATCATACGCAATCAGTGAAGGCATTGCACGACGAACTAACGAAATTAGGATAGGATCCCAATTCTGTATCTGACCGCCGGTTTGGTTGGCTGGCGTTGCTTCACCGAGAAACTCGGAATCTTCTCGCATCGCTCGCTCTTGGTTTTCCAGGATAACTGTGGTGACTGCCCGCTTATAAGAATCGGTAATCTCGGGAAGATCCGGGTGCCCAAGCACTGGCTGCCACTTTTCCTGTAGGTGTTCCGTTTGAAACATTTTATTTATCTCCCTTTTAGTTTTGTAAACTTATCTCGTCTACGATTTACGGATGTAATCCCGTGAAATAGCAGACATATAAGCAGACATTGTATCAGTCACGTCTATATCCTCGACGTTGCCCTCTACAGGCGCTGCTGTATCATCATTGTTACTTGTTGGTGATTTAGGAAAGTATGACTCTTTGATTGTGCTGAGTTTTTCTTTGTAATCTTCAGCATTCTCATAAGCCACGCCTTCTGCAAGACCAGCAAATTTTTCTACTTCGGTATCTGCAAGATCCGAAGCGACATCCAGAAGAATAGCTTCCTTCGTCATCTCATCATTCAGTTTTGTAAGCTCAATATTCGTTTCCATCTGTTCATTTAACTTGCCTTCTAGCTCACCAACCTGTTCGGCGGCGGCATCAAGCATATCAAACTGTTCATCAGGTATTGAAATATTATGTTCTTCAAACAGAGCTTTAAGACCAACGATAAAGCCTTCAGCGATTTCAGTCTTGAGGTGATGCTCAAGAGCGACTTCGTTCAACTTCATCCATTCTTCTACGACATAGTTGAGATAGTCATCGACTTTCTCAGCCATATCAGCTTTCGCTTCTTCAATTTCAGAGGCGAGTTTAGCTTCGTACTTTTCGTCCAGACGTTCAATCTCTTCCCGGAGTTTCATTCTGATTGCGGCTTCAAATATTGTCGCTGCTTTCTTCTTGAACTCCTCAGATAGGCCATCGCCATCTGTTAGAGCATTAACATCATCGGAAAGGTCCATCGCTGACACTCGTTCTTCAATTGTCTCTTCCTGCTCTTCCTCTTCCTGTACTTCAGTAATCACTGATTCATCTTCATCAGCCTCGACCTCTTCCTTTGCAGGAGAGCCAATAGCTTTTAAAGGTTTATCAGATTTTACTTCTGCTGAAGCGGCAGACGGATTGCCTTTACCATCACGACCTGGCTTCTTGGCTTGCGCCGCCTTTTTAGTCGCTTGGTCTCCAGGATCAGAAGGAGCATCGGGAGAAACAACAGCAGGGCCCATGTCTTGAGTTTCACCACCTGGAGTACCACTGTCTATTTTAGGCATTGGCATCGCGGCGGCTGCATTCTTCTTAGGCGCGTCTGCAGCTAGCTCGTCTAAAGTATCTTCCACGAAAATCTCCGCGGCGGTCTGCTCTAGACTGGTGTTGATATCTGTCATTGTTAGATAACTCCCTTAGTAATTTAGTATATTAGTTATTTATCATATTCACATTTTAGACATAAAATCTGAGAAGATTTCTACGCACTTTTCTTCTCGGACCTTCTTTTTTGCGTAAGCCCTGTCTAATTCATGTTTGTATGATTCAATATCCATTTCCTTTATGATGCCGTTATCCCACACCCACTCTTTGCCTTCCATAATACCTTCTACGAAAGCATTGGGGGCTGATGGATCTGCAACAATATCGGCCGCAGTGGCCAAATAAAAATCATCTTTGACTACCTGCATATTTCGTCTGGGTTCTAATGAACCCATACCTCTTGATGAGACCCCAAGTTTAGCACCCTCGTCAATAAGATTCTTTACTATCTTACCGTAGGGAGTATCCATAATTTTGGCCTCACCAATAAAGTTCCTTCCTTCCTGTTTGAGACTTGTTATCAAATGTGATACACGTTCCAGATTGACCGTAGGGCCATCAGGATGTCCAAGTTCTCCAAACGCACGTTTCTGATTGACATATTCTCTGTTGTATCTCTTTACTTCTTTAGATAAAACCTGCTCAGGATACATACGACCATTCCGATTCTTTATCTCGGACTGCATAAACACACCTCTGATTCGGTAATTCTTCTTACCTTCCTCATTACCTCGTTCTACGATGTATTCTATGTCCTCAACGTGTTCAGATATAAGTTTCATTTATTCTTCCTCTTCAGCAGGCTCCCCAATTTGTACATCTACAGGTTCTTGTGCTTCCAGTTCAGCGGGGTCGCCTGTAA